CTTGGCATCCGGAAATGCTAATATCAATAAGTCAATTACCTATATTTCTTCCGTAAGTGACGGAGGAACAGGCAATCCTCCAACCACTACAACCACCACCGTTCAAACCAACGTGGGAGGAGGACTCACTACATATACAGATTCAGCAGAGTTTAATCTCGCTATAGGTAAACAAGACTCAGACGGTCTCTTAGATATTGCCAAACTTGTCACAAAAGATATTGAAACTAAAATCAACCCAACCAAACTAAAAACCAGTCTGTCAGAACTCTCAAACAATACTCAAGACGGTGACACAATACTATCATCAGTTAATAACGCCGAACAGACAAGATCAGACTATTCGATAAACGTTGAAAGATATAAAGGAATAGTTTCAAACAGAGTGGCGGGAGGTTCTTCATTGGGCGTGGTGCAGGGACTGTCTCTCAAAACGCTGACAACAATCCGTCAAACGGTCAAAAACGTTGCACCCAAACTCTCAGATGCTGAAGTAGAAAATCTCATTGCATTATCGCAGGGAGACGCCGTTGACATGTCAAATGCTATCAAATTACTTCAAGACAACACAGATCTTACGTACAAAGAGGCACAAAGATTTCTTAAATCGATTGACACGACGATCACCAATTCGACGAGATTACCGCCAGACACTGTGATTCTCTCTGAACCATATGTTATTGGGAGTTATTCAAAGAATTGGAACAAGGGGTTGAATGATCCAGTATTTCCTTACATTTCATCCACTGCAGAACTGCAAGCTGAGATTGCGATCATTGAGAAGTCTCGAACTGTCGACAAAGTTATTGTGCATTGGACTGAGACACACACGAACAAGAATATTGGCAGTGAAGAGATTAACGAATGGCACCTTAAAGCTGGATTAGATGGAATTGGTTATCATTATGTTTGTCGCAGGGATGGATCGTTACAGAGGGGAAGACCGATTAGTTTGGATGGTCAACACACTCCTGACAATGATAATGGTACTATTGGGTTTGTATTTGTTGGGGGGATTAATGCACCTACTGGCACACCGAATGAGGAGAACTTTTTATCTTCTCAAAGCTTGACACGATCTCAGATTAATACTTTTGATCATTTTTGTAGAACTTTGTATAATGTATATCCTGGCATTAAGATTTTTGGACACAATGAAGTAGATGAAACGGGATTAAATGTTGATCCGGGCTTTGATGTTTCGGATTATGTTTTAACAAGATTTGGAAAAACAAATGACTAATACAGTTGATGATATTGCGGGCAGGAAAAAATACCTAAATGAAGGTGCTGAAGATACTCAGGGAGTACCAAGGGAGGGTATGAACGATCCTACGGGAGAATATCCTAAACGGGATTATTTCTTTGGTAGTAGTGTGAATAAAGCTGCAGTGGGCGCAAAGGTGAATAATCTTGCACTTGGTGGTAGCGAACTTGGTATTGATTTAGATTTACCGCCCCAGAAACCTAGTGAATATCCGTTTAATCAGGTACAAGAAACTCAGAGTGGTCATGTTATTGAAATAGATGATACGCCTGGCGGAGAAAGGGTGTTAATAAAACATCGCACTGGTGCGGGAATGGAATTACGAGCAGATGGATCTGTTTTAATATCATCTAAGAATCAAAGTGTTACGGTTACTGGTGGCGATGCCACAGTTATTGTAGAGGGTGAGGGAAATTTAATCTACAAAGGTGACGTTAATCTAAGGGTAGCTGGAGATTTCAATGTTGATGTTGATGGCAACTATAATCTAGAAATTGCCGGTGATAAAATTGAGAATATTAAAGGAAGACATAATAAGAAAGTTTTTCGGGATGTAAATGTTGACATTCATGGAAGTCGTGTTAGTAAGACAATTGGAGCTATATCAGAAACTACTTTAACACGTTATGACGTACTTGTCAACGGCCGCGCGAATTATAGAAGTACTGGTACTACAGAAATTACTGGTAGTAATCTAATTACTACAGCAGTTAATGAATGGACAGCTGCTGCGAGTACTGCAAATATTACCGCCAGACATATTTCTATGATAGGACATAAAGGAACTATTGGGGGACCATTGATTGATTATTATGGCAAGACATATGGGGGTTTGCCCGGTGGTGTAACGAATATTGCGACCTTCTATGGGGCGCTCGTAGGACGCGCCACAGAGGCGTTACATTCAGACTATAGTATGTACTCGGAAATGTCTGGATACGCCGTTGGCGCGGTTCAGGCAGCGTCTGCGGTTAGCTTAGGAGGAACAGCACCAGTACCAAAACCACCCAAACCAGGAATTATGCCATATACCCCATTGCCTCAAACAGCACCATTACCAGCACCTCCTATAGTAGAATTAATGTTGGCCACAAGTTCTTATGGAGTACGTAATGTAGAGATAGATCCTTTGTTACGAGAAAAAATGGAGAAGAACGATGAGTATGCAGAACTGTTTAATTTTGACCCAGATATACATGAAATCAGATCAAAACTAAGAAGTCCCGCTAATCTTAATAACAGCAAGTTCACATCATACTTGGTAAGTGAAAATTTACTGAACAAAGATTTTGCCAAGACGCTTCCTTCTAATATAGGAAGATCTGCAAATAAAACTGGTACTATACGATTTGGTGTAGAATTATTAGGAAACAACCCTATTGATAATAGAAGTAAACGTTTTAAGGTAACAAAATGAAAATATTGATTGATCCGAAATATGATCCTACTGGTAAAGAAGTTACATCTAAATTAAAACTCGGACCAGGAATTACTATGGCCAAGTTTTTGGGAGCAAGGGGTTCTAGAACACAACTCAAAAAACTCTATAATGAAGGTTTTAATGGCGCTCCTGATTTTAACCAAATAGCTCGTAACCTTGTATTACATTCTCATATCATACAGACTGTAACATCTAATATAGAATATAGTCAACACCGTTTGATTGTTAGTGAAGGAATTTATGAACCCAACCCAAAATTTGATAGTAGCGGAAATTATATCGGGGAGAAACCGTCAGGTATATTAGCTTTGAGAAGAACCGGCCAAGCAGTCGTTTATCAGTTAGTTAATAGAAAGGGAAAAACTGACCCCGTAAAAACTTTTGATTTAGCGGTTTTCTGGAAAGACTATATTGGTTATGATAAACTTACGTTAGATTACGATACATTTGATCCTAATGGCGAATTGACTTGTCAGATTGTTATAGAAACTCCTAATGTACCCGAGTCATATGATGTTACATATAAAGGTGTTATAGAGACCCGATATAATGGAGAATTGCAAACTGTTAATGAATTGTTAGAAATTCTCCCGAATTAGTTATAAATAAACAGTATAACACAGAGCGACTCTAATGGCAATAACTAACGAAGAAGGAAATTTATCGAATAGTCCCCGCGTGACTATGACTCGTCCCTATTCGGATTTTGATTTAACGTTTAACGCTAGAACAACAACTGATGGAGACGTGTTTAAAAAAACTGATGCAGCTTCTGTTAAACAAGCGTTAAAGTCTTTGTTATTAACTAATGCTTTTGAGAAACCTTATAGACCTCAGTATGGAGGGAACTTAAGTGGGTTATTATTTGAACCTGCTGATGAAAATACGGGAGAAGAATTAAGTTCACGTATAAAGGACGCTATTAATAGGTATGAACCAAGGGTTAAAATACTTAACCTAAAAATTGTTTCGCAACCAAATTTGAACAAAATAAAGATTTTGTTGGAGTTTCGTGTTATCTCTACGGGTATAGTAGATGTTCTACAACTCGTATTGGGAGCGGTTGAAGTATGTGATCCACCTTACTTAAAGGCACCTCCGACTACAGCTTTTATAGAAGATTATATTCTGACAGAAAGTTTATTAGTAATTCGAACCGAATCTGGTTTAAATTTAATCTTTGATGATGATGAAGATCTATACGAAGACGACTAACATACAGGAAAAGATACGATGGCAACAACAATAAAATCTACAGATTTAGATTTTGATACTATAAAAAATAATCTGAAAATTTTTCTGGCACAAAGTCCGGAATTTTCGGACTATAATTTTGAGGCGAGTGGTCTTTCTTCTATATTAGATGTTCTAGCTTATAATACACATTATAACGCATTGACGGCAAATTTTGCTTTGAATGAATCTTTTCTGAGTACTGCACAATTAAGAAGTAGTGTTGTGAATCTTGCAAGCAGTTTAGGTTATAGTGTTGGAAGTCGTACAGCGTCCTGTGCGGTGGTTAATATGTACGTAGTGAATAGTCTTGTACCTGAGAGTATGACCTTACCAGCAGGTTTTAAATTTACTTCTACCATTAATAATAAGTCCTATACCTTTAAGACAAGGGATACTTTAATAGCAACCAATAACGGTAGTAATCAATATTATTTTCAGTTAGGCGAAAATCAAAATGTGACTTTATATGAAGGAGTGGAACAAAGGAAAATTTTTATCGCAGGCCCGGCAAACGAAAATGAGACATATGTACTTCCTACCACAAATTTAGATCTAGACACTGTACAGGTTCGTGTTTATGCGGATACTAGTACAACCGTCTATACGACTTATACTGCTATTAAAGATGTTGTTAATATAAACAAAGATTCTACAATTTTTGTGGTGAAAGAAACTCCCAATGGTCAGTATGAGTTAACTTTTGGTAATGGCGCTCGGTTAGGAAAATTTCCCAAAGTTGGTAATAAGATTGAAGTCTTATATGATCAAGTAGCCGGTCCGGATGCAAATGGAGGAAGAACCTTTACTCCGGTTAATACAATTTTTGATGCGGCAAACAATGCTTTGACATTAAATGTTGTAACCGTTGTGGGAAGTATGAGTGGTCAATTAAAAGAACCTATAGCAAGTATTAGAAAAAATGCCCCCTACCTTTATGCTACTCAGAACCGAATGGTGACAGCAGCTGATTATTCTTCTCTGGTAAAAAGAAAGTTTAGTAATGTTATTACTGATGTTCAATCGTGGGGTGGGGAAGATAATATTCCTCCGGAATATGGTTCAGTTTTTTTGAGTATATTATTTAATACAGATAATCTTGATACTCAGACCGAGACAAAAAATTCTATAATTGATATTGCAAAAAATTTATCCGTGGCTTCTTTTAATGTGAAATTCCTTGATCCTGTTAGCACATATTTAGAATTACAAACAAGGTTTCAATGGAATCCAAATCTTACAGGGCTTACTCAAACGGCCATAGAAAAACTTGTTACTAGCGCTACCGAAAAATATTTTAATGATGAATTGACAGGTTTTGATGAATCATTCAGGAAATCGAATCTACTAACCATAATAGACGATACAGATCCTTCTATATTGTCTTCAAGAACAGATGTGGTAATGCAGAATCGTTTTATTCCGGAAAGCGGTGTTGTGAGTTATTCTATTAAATTTCCCACAAGCATTGCTATTCCTGATGATGTTAACTATATTATCAATAGTTCAAACTTTGACATACCAAACTCAACTAAAAAAGCATTTTTAAGAAACCGATTAAAGTCTTCTATTATAGAAGTTGTGGATGTTCAGACAGGAACGAACCTGTTCGATAATGTGGGAGAATATGATTCTGTTTCGGGTGTATTAACTTTAAGTAATTTTACCGGAACTTTATCGGGTAACAATGGATATATAAAAATTACGGCAGTGCCATCAAACCAGTCTACCCTTAATGCAGTGCGTAATAATCTTATAACGTTTGATGCCACGGCTTCAACTAGTACTGCAATTATTACAGATACCTTATAAATAAGAACAGTTAACTAAGAGAATAAAGATGACCTCATCCGTGACAGATAATTTTAAACGACACTTACTCAATGAATTTAAGAATGAAATTGATGGTAGTGATGTTCAATACTATATGGGTCTAGCACGAAGCGAAAATTTTGTGGTTGGGGAAGATCAATCTTCTCTGTATTTTCAGTCTCAGTTAAGACATACTATGCAGAGTGTGAAAATTTTATCCTCTAACTCTTTTGTTGTTCCTCACATACCGTGGTCTAGCGGTGTTAGTTATAGTCAGTATGATGAGGCTGATTTGAATACTAATTTCTATGTGGTCAATTCATCCAATGAAGTGTTTGTCTGTATTCAGACCGGCAAAGTTGCGGATGGCACCATCAGACCAAGTACCGTTGAACCAACTTCGGGTTCGTTAGCATCTAGTTTTAAAACTTCTGATGGATACATCTGGAGACAGGTTGCAATGTTAAGTAATGTTGCAATATCAAATTTTTTAACCTCAGATTGGATGCCAATTAAAACGATTGTTGATCAATCTCCCAACTTATCCATTCCTCAAGATTCCGATCAGAGAGACTTACAAAATCTTGCGGTTCCGGGCGAGATCATAAATTTAGCTATAGACAGTGGAGGCACTGGTTACACTACAGCTCCTACAATTACTATTACAGGTAACGGTTCTAGTGCAAGTTTTACATGCAATATCAATGCGGGTAAAATTGTGCGGATTAATATTGATTCCGACAACAATGGTAATATTAGTCACGGTAGTGGTTATGACTATGCGTCCGTAGTATTGTCAGATGGTGATGCAGTCATAAGACCAGTAATTGGATCTCCTGATGGTATTAACGCTGACCCCATAAAAACTTTAAAAGCTAAATCATTAATGGTTCAAGCGGATTTTGTGGGGAGTGAAAATAACACCATTCAAGCGAATTCAGAATTCAATCAGATGTTCTTACTAAAAGATCCCAAACAATATGGTAGTTCGTCTGCATTTGTTGGTAATACAGGCAATGCACTAAAAAGCTTTACGGTCTCTTCTGTTATTGGAGATTGGAACGAAAACAATATGATGTTCTCAGATCTTGCTGGAGGAACAAAAAAAGGTAAGGTTTTTTATTATTCCGGAAACACCCTTTATTATTATCAGGACGAAGAAACTGGATTTAACTCATTTGAACCTGGGCCCATCGTATCAGTAAACAATGCGGGAATTACCGCAACAGTTGATGCGATTATAAATCCAGATATTGATGCATATTCAGGTGATATTTTGTACATAAATAACATAAACACAGATTTAACAAGCAACGAAACTTTAGGAATTACTAGAGTTTCAACACAAACCGAAGACACCAAAGTTATTATTCAGTTAGGATAAAAAATGGCAAGCACATTTACGAGTTCAACACTACCACAATTATATAAAGATGATTATGATTCAGCTGATAATTATCATCAGATTTTATTTAATTCGGGTAGAGCCCTTCAAGCAAGAGAATTGACACAACTACAAACTTTAATCTATGCAGAAATGGGTAGATTTGGTAGTAATGTGTTTAAAGAAGGTTCAGCCGTATCGTTTGGTAACATTGCGATAAACGCTTCCTATGATTTTATTCAGATAGCAACTGTTACGGGCGGTGCATTTGCAGATATTCCGGTGGGCACTGTTTTCACGGAGGCTGATACAAATATTAAGGTTAAAGTTTTACAAGTTTTACCTGCCGAAGCACTTGTAAACCCAGACACCCTGTTTGTAACTTATATTAATGGTGGTGGAACAGCGATAAACGGCACACCTCCGACGGTATCAGCCGAGGGGCAATTGCTTGGTCCAAATTTTGCTCTTACAGTTCATGAGTTCGGTCAAAATGGAGCACCATTTCCAACCGGCCGAGCAGTTAAACTTGATGTCGATCAGGGAGATTTTTTTGTTATGGGTAGATTTGTGCATTCTAACGCACAATCAATCATTTTATCACCAACATCTCAAATTGTCAACACTATTGTCGGTTTTAAAGTAATTCAGGAAGTAATTACCGTTAATGATACCCAAGATTTGTACGATAATGCTGGAAGTAGTCCAAATCTTGCGTCACCGGGCGCTGATCGTTATCGAATTCGATTAGAATTGACCGAAAAAGATCCTAATAATGATACTGATACCTTTGTATTTCTTGCTCGGATAGAAAATTCTAAAATTGTTGAGACTGTAGATGTTTTAGATTCATATAATAAAATTAATGATGTTCTTGCACTAAGAACAGAAGAAGAATCCGGTGACTACATTGTAAATCCGTTTACAATCGGGTTTGATTCAGCGGATGCTGAAAATTTAAGCTTGACTATATCAGAAGGTACTGCATATGTCAATGGTTATCGTGTAGAAAACCCATCTCCTACAAAACTTATCGTTCCTCGTTCTATTGGAGACGGTGAATTGGTCAATAATGACGTTATTCCTGTCACGTATGGAAACTATGTTTTAATTGACAGTACTACAGCGCTCCCAACATTTGATTATTCTCAGGTTAATATTTGTTCGGACACTATAGGTTCTAATGTCATAGGGACCTGTAGAATTCGGGGCGTTGAACCGTCTGGTTCTCAGTTGAAAATGTACTTATTTGACATTGAAATTAATCCAAATGAAAATTTCAACACGGCTAAGAGTATTACTCAATTTGGCGCTGGTGACACACAACTATTAAACACAAATGGTACTTCGGCACAATTATTTGGTTCAACAGATAATGATCTGTTATTCCAGACTTCTAGACCTAGACCAAGTAGTTTTAGTGACATAATCATTACTACACAAAAATCTGTTACCAAAATTGCAGAAGTTACTGGCAACACAATCACTCTCGATAATTTGCCTGGAGGTGAAACATATGAAAATTCTTCCCAATGGATAATTGTTGAGATAACCGGAGCAAACGGACCGGCATTCATACCAACTACTGTCACTGGCATTGGGACAAACGCGGTAACCATATCAGATCCTTTAATTGCCGATGGTGAAGCGTACCAGATCATACACTATGTTAAAAATTCTTCAGCTACTCAGAAAAGTAAAAGTTTAACAAGCTTTTCCGGATACTTTGATGTGGTAGCAGGAGAAGTAGATTTGGGTCTTCCCGATGTGTCTCAAGTTGAAGTTGTTAAGGTTGTTGGCGCTGGCCCGGATGTTACCACTGGACCAGACTGTTCTGAAAGGTTTATTCTTGACGATGGTCAAAGAGACAACTATTACCAAAACGGTAAACTAATATTGAAGGGTGGAGAAACCGATCCTACTCGTGTTTATGTTGAATTTACATATTGGGCTCGAGGCGGCATTGGCGGTGCGTTCTATTCACCACAAAATTATTCCGCCTCAACCTATGGTAACATTCCGAATCATGTGTTACAAGATGGTTCTGTAATCAGTCTGCGTAACTATTTAGATTTTAGACCTGATAAAGATGCGGCCGGAAACTTTTCAAATATTTCCTTTTTACCAGCCTCTGGCACTTCAATTAGTGCTGACGTTACATACCATCTTCCAAGGGCAGATAAAGTTCTTATTACACAAGAAGGTGACTTACAAGTTTTGATGGGGCAACAATCAAGAGATCCTCAACTCAAAAAAACTCCGGATAATGCACTAGAACTTTATCAGGTATTGATGAATGCAAATACTATCGATGAAAATGATGTACAAATCAAACCCATCGAACATAAACTGTATACTATGGCAGACATTGCAAAACTGGATGACAAAATAGAAAATCTTAAAGAATATACAGAACTTAACATTGCAGAATTGAGAGCTTTCCACACACCCAGTCTAGACAGTGCAGGATTAGAACGACCAGACTCTGGTATCGTAGTAGATAATGGAGAAGATCAAACTGGATCGGCGACGGAAGATGGTGACTATTCTGCATCTTTGGATCCTGAAAATCAATTGATCAGACCTATGGTTGATGAAGACAATATTCGTTTGGTTATTGAAACCCTGTCCGGTGTTAATTATGGCAATAGTAATGTAGTTAAAAAAGGCGATAATGTTTATTTGGGTTATGATTCTGCTGAATGGAAATTCCAAAATTTGGCATCTAGATCTATTAAGGTAAATCCTTACGGTATGGTTGATAATGTGGGTGTTATTAAACTTTCACCTTCCACTGATGAATGGAAAGAATCTAAAGAAGAAGCAATCAAAGCCGTTGTCGGAACTTCTAAACTAGACACCAAACAAGCTTTCTTATGGAACAGCTGGCAATGGAACTGGAAAGGACGAAATGATGAAGATTTGTGGATCAGTGATGATACAAAATCTGGATTCGTTTCTAATGGAATTCGAAGAAGACTTGCCAAAAAAATAAGCGACTCATATAATTCCACACGTTTTAACAATCGGTCTAATCGTGGTTATGTTCGTAGAGTGGTTGCGAGAGACTCATTAAGAATGAGAATCGGCAATCGTTTTGTAGATGTTGCATTGATTCCTTGGATAAGATCTAGAAAAATCTTTTTCCATGCCAAAGGATTAACACCTAATACTAAATTTACCCCATTCTTTGATGGTGTTGATGTATCAGCGTGGTGTAAATCAGAAACTTCTTTTGTAGCGTTTTCTGATAGAAATGATGATCTTGGTAATCAGAACACATACAATTCTTTGACACAACATCCAGAAGGTACTGAGGAGTTAATTTCAAATTCTCAGGGTGAATGTATAGGATCATTTTTTATTCCTAACTTAAAACCAGTTTACTATCTTCCAAAGAAATTTCAATCGAGGAGATTACGTAATTCTTATCTAAGATTTAGGGCTGGTATTCGAGAATTTAAACTTTTGGATATCAATGAGAATGATTGGTCTAAAGCGAACAGTAAGGCTTTTGCTTACTATAGCGTTGTTGGTGCATTAAACAACAAAACAAATCATATGTTAACTACACGGGGGTATCAGACCACATTACCTTTGGGATTAGGGTTTTCAAGTTTTCCTTCTGCATATTCTCCACGAGATTTAAAAAATTCTTTGGATGCTCAAAATGCTTCGATAGGTATAATTAATGCTCAACTAGCGGGTAAGTATAGTCCAATAACCGAACCATTAACTTCGGGACAATTAACAACTCTTGACGCTAATGGTGAAATGTCACAAGTGTTATCAGATTACATTAATGTTAACAACAATCAGTACTCTAATAACTATAGTGCACCGAACGCTTTACCACAAAACCCGCTTGCACAAACATTTTATGTCGACAATCAATTTGGTGTTGTGTTGACTAAGATATCATTATTCTTTAAGAGTAAGTCGCAAGATGATTTACCAGTATCGATACATTTAAGGCCGGTTATTAATGGTAAACCTTCCAACACTGATATTGTTCCAGATAGTCATGTTTTCAAAAATGCAACTGAAGTAAATGTCGCAAGTCTCAATGACGTGTTTACTATGTCTAAAATTAAAAGCGATTATGAAACTGAGTTTGTTTTTGATGAACCTGTATTCTTACAACCTTGGACAAGTTATGCTGTGGTAATTACTTCACCTTCTGAAGATTATGAAATATTCTCGGCAAAGACCAAGGATTATGTGTTAGGCAACTCTGGTAAAAGTATTAGTACTCAGGCCGGTTCTGGGAGTTTATTCTTACCTCAAAATGGTGTTGTCTGGTTAGAAAGTAAAAACCAAGATTTAATGATGCGTTTGGCTCGTGCACAGTTTAATATTTCGGGCGGTAGTTTATTCTTGAAAAACGCACCTTTACCCGCAAAACAATTAGAACCCAATCCAATAAGATTAAACGGAACTACTAGTGTTTATGTTAAAGCTCCATGTCATGGTTTGGCTGTTGGAGATACTGTACAACTTGCTAATTGTGAAGATGTCAGTAATATTACTGCGGCAACATTAAACACTACACATATTGTGGATGCCATAGATGCAGATGGTTATCAATTTGTAATTGGTACTACAGCAACTGAATCTGTTAGTGGGGGTGGCGATCAATGTCTGTCTTCTAGAAACTTGGTATTTGATGTGGTAAATCCAAACATGGAAAGTATTATTCCAAACTTTACTTCACTAGACTATTCTGCGAAGTTTATTTCTGGAGTACATGTTTCTCAACCAACGTCAGAAAGGTTTTTGCCTAATGGTTTGGGTGGAGCAATCATCAATGCGAAATTTGAAAAGATAACACCAGATCAGAACACAGAATTTGATAAACCCAGAGCAGTCTATAATAGCAGTGTGGTTGATGCCACGAGTCATTTAGGATCAACAACTGCTGGTGATACAGAATCTGTTTATATGAAAATAGATTTTAAATCCTCTAACGATTATGTGTCTCCAATCTTAGATCTTTCTAGATGTTCTTTAACAGTCGCAGGTGAATGTATTTTTGATGGGAATCAAACACCAAGCCTTCATCCGGTTGCAGAAACATCGCCTTCTGGTGGTACAGATGGTCCTAAACATATCACAACTCCTATAACTCTTGAAGTGCCTGGGGTTTCGATGGATGTTAGAGCCGAAGTTACTGTACCACCTGATGCAAACATTGATTTTTACTACAGAACTGCAGCTGCAGATCAGAATATTTCAGAGGTTCCTTGGAGATATCAACCGCCGGTTAATCCTATTCCCAATTCTACATCGGGTACGGTTCAAGCGCAGTGGTTGCCTGGAGGAAAGAACGGGAGTTTAGATCCATTTATGCAATCACAGACCAAGTTTGTAATGCGGGGTCAAGGTAAAGGACCTTCTATCCAATTGGGCAACGGTGGTATTTTGACAAGGATACATGCCGTATAATTATGAAAGAATATCTTGAAGTTTCAGGTCATCCGGGCTTAGTTCGTGATCCAGATAACAACGCGATTTTGTCCGTTGATTTTGAAAAAATCGAACGAGCTCGAAGACTGAAAAAAGAAAAGCTGACCCAAGAACAAATTCAAAGAACGTTTGACAGTAGATTGAGTTCTCTTGAATCTGATATATCTGAAATTAAAGAGGTTCTAAATTCCATAGCAAAAAACTTATATAAATAAACCATACACTGATTATAAGTTTTAATAATGTCTCTTAGACCATTTAAATTTGCCAATGATGCTACCAATACGGGTGCAATTAAGCAATTCTCTAAACCTGAACGGCAATATCTTGCCTATAGGACGGGAAAATATCTTACCGATATGGTCGAAGGAGATCCTTCAACGCTAACCATTACACCTACAGCAACCACCGTCAACGTTGGTACTTATGTAGACACAATCTATAATCCTGACGTTCCTAGTGAATTTCCGAGAACACGTTCACGAACATATTACGGTAAAGCTAATTCCTCAGATGATGTTAATAAATTTAGTTATGTGAATCCTGTTACACTACCGTCATTAGTTTATACTGACGATACTGTCGAAATAACCGTTACGGTTGATTGTTCTGAGACTCAAAATAGATTTGATGAAATACAATCATCAATTTCGTTTAACGCTTCGGCTTCTAATTATAATATAGATTCGATTGTCACTTCTCCTACAGCTACAACAATTGATGATCTATCAGTTTCTTGGGAAAATTTTTCAACTGGATTAACGCCACAACAATATTCAGTAACGTATACACTATCATTTACTAATATTGGTTACATGTTGGTTTCTATTAGTTCATCAGCTTTAGATTCAAACAATGTGCAACCAACATCAACCGATATTTACTCTTCTTTTATTAGAGTCGAAAGATCTGATTCGCCGGGATTATCTGAAATACAAACTTCAATTTATCAAGAAAATATGGTGACACCGTTAGAGGACGGTGAAAATAAAAGATATCCCATTTATTACGATGTTTACCGTAGAGGGTTGAAAGAAAGTAATAATGTAGAATTGGACAACATGACTGTGGGCGTCCTAAACAATATGATGGAAGACGAATTGCCTGGGACATATCGCTTGTCAGCAGATTCGCCTGGTGATGATTGGCAAATTTATTTAGAAAATGTTTTTATTGATACAAGATATGATGGAAGTTCGACCGCATATTCTATATGGTTGAGAACAGAATACGAAACAATTCCAGTCCGAACAAATCCTTTAGTAGTTAGGCGTGCTGGACCTAACAATCGCTTTGATGGTCTTCAAGCGATGAATGATGAACAGATAGATTTTACCTTCGGGGAAAGAGCTAAAAGAATTATTATGGAATCTGGCGTTGGCACATATCAATTGAGGTCTAGTGAACAAGGCGCACCTACGGATGCTGGCACATGGGTCGCTAGAGGCGTTGCAATTGATACTCGTTTAACATTTAGAGCGGATGAAGGGTACACTGGATTTGTTGACTATGAAAGAACGTATGATTCAACATATATTGGTGATACCATATATGAAGGAGATTATGAAGGAACATATCTTGTAGAATATGAAACTGAATATGAATCGACATATTCTACAGAGTATGAAACAGCATTTCAACTTCAATATACTGGAAACTATTCTACAGATTATGAGGGACTATATGAGACAGGTTATTTGAACGAATATTCTGTTGAATATCTTCAAGAATATGGTGCAATTGATTTCGAAGCCTTTGATGGATATGAACCGGATCGTGAATTATATCAAGCCGAATATGAAGGTATTATTGACATTGAAAATTATAATGCTGATTATGATGGGTCTCCAGCTGAATATGTTGCTACATATAACGTAGACTATAGTGGTGATTATCAAACAGATTATATTGGTGGTTACGAAAGAGACGATTTTGAATTTTATTCTGGAGTGTATATCGGTGATTATTTAACCGAGTTTGAAGCTTACGATGGTGAATATATTGGTACGTTTGAGATTACCAATTATAATACCGAATTCTTAACATACGAAGTCTTTGGTGGCGAGTACATTGGTACCTATGATGGTGAATATATTGGTACGTTTGAGATTACCAATTATAATACCGAATTCTTAACATATGAAGACTTTGGTGGCGAGTACATTGGTACCTATGATGGAGAATACATTGGTACGTTTGAAATTGCAAATTACAACACTGAATTTTTGACATATGCTGTTTTTGGTGGGGAATATATTGGCACGTTTGAAGGTGAAACATATACGACAGATTTCTTATCTTATGCCGAGTTTGCTGGACAATATCTAGGAACTGATTTTGAAGAGTTTTCAATAACTAATTACACTGGTTTTGAAAGTTTTAGTGGTGACATTATTACAACAGATTTCGAATTTTTCGAATCTACTCCTTATCAAGGCTTCGAATCTTTCACGGGTTCATATACTGGAACTGATTTTGAATCTTTTTCAGTCTCCAATTATCAAGGCTTCCAATCTTTCACGGGCGAATATACTGGAACTGATTTTGAATCTTTTTCAGTCTCCAATTATCAAAGTTTTGAAACCTTTACTGGTGAGTACACTACAACTGATTTTGAATCTTTTTCAGTCTCCAATTATCAAGGCTTCCAATCTTTCACGGGCTCATATACTGGAACTGATTTTGAATCTTTTTCAGTCTCCAATTATCAAAGTTTTGAAACCTTTACTGGTGAGTACATTGGAACGTACAATTCACCGGCCGGCCCTGTCGTCTTAACGGGAACTGTGAATCCAAGAGGTTCAGCGATAAACAATACTCAGAATACGACAAACAATCCAACAGCCAAAGGATATTTCACCTCGCAAAGTGGTTCTGCTATTACTATTAATAGTACAGGAACTATTACTCAAAATCCATGGTCATCACTAGGGAATGTTTTATGTTTCTATAGTCAACAATTCTTTGTCGGTAAATCAAAAAGCATGAAGCATAGGATTGTTTTAGTACTATCAGGCACTCATCCTCAAAACGCCTTTACTAACATTACAATTGGTGGCATAGGGTCTTGGATTAACGTATTTGAAACAGCAAATGCACAATACGCTACTGGGAGCGGATTAGGTCAAGGCCTTTACGCTTTCGGCGGAACTGGACTTACCGGAACGGAGTGGGTATGGACGAGTGGAAACACAAATAGTGGTTTTGAGGGTCCACTTGGTACCGGCGATAATTTAAATGCTTGGACAGATCTTATGGATGCAGGCACTACATCTAGATCTTGGACTGTAGAATACCCATAATGGCCGATTTTATAGCATATAGTGATTACACGACACCGGAATCAGAATCCTACACCGGAGATGGTGGCACTTCTTATCTAGCTACTTATTCTAGCGTGTTTGATGACCCAACTCCAGCTTCTGAATCCTACACCGGAGATGGTGGCACTTCTTATCTAGCTACTTATTCTAGCGTGTTTGATACTCCAACTCCTGTTTCAGAGTCTTATATTGGAGATGGTGGCACTTCTTATCTAGCTACTTATTCTAGCGTGTTTGATGACCCAACTCCAGCTTCTGAATCCTACACCGGAGATGGTGGCATTTCTTATCTAGCTACTTATTCTAGCGTGTTTGATGACCCAACTCCAGCTTCTGAATCCTACACCGGAGATGGTGGCACTTCTTTCGCAGAAAATTATGATGGGGAATATTTAAATTATACTGCGCCAGACGGAGTAGAGTATGTTGGTGATGGTGGTGCCCCCTATCTAGCATCATATGATGGAGTATATGAAGGATACACTGCGGCCGGACCTTTTGATTATATTGGCGCTGATTACGAAAATGCATACGATGTTACATATGTTGCAACATATTCAGATTATACAGATCCAGTTACAGAAAATTACACAGGAACGGATTATGTAAATCCATTTGATACTGATTACTTAAGCACTTATAGTGACTATACAACTCCGGAGTTTGAATCTTACAGTGACTACACAACCCCAGAAATAGAAGGTTACATTGGTGCCGATTATTCAGACCCATATGATACTGATTACTTAAGCACTTATAATGATTATACAACGCCAGAGTTTGAATCTTACAGTGACTATACAACACCAGAATTAGAAGATTACGTTGGTGCTGACTATTCAGACCCATATGATACTGATTACTTAAGCACTTATAATGATTATACAACGCCAGAGTTTGAGTCCTATGTAGGTGTTGGTGGGTATACTGGTTTTGATGGTACGTTTGACACGCCTAGGTTTGAAACATATGATGGTGTTTATACGGGAGTTGTTTTTGAAGCGTATTCACACGATTACGAAGGTGATTATACACAATCTTTTGATGACTATGAAACGGGCGTTTACATTGGTACCTATGACGCAACATATACTGGCGAATATCAAGGGACATATAACACAACATATATCGGTGAATACACTCCAACTTTCAATTCAGAATATGAGGGGGAATATGAAACAGCTTATGAAGTTCTTTACGAAACAGAATATGGTGTAGAATATGAAGGTAACTACGTTGTAGAATATGAAGGTAGTTATGATAGGGATGCATATACTGCAGAATATGAAACTGAGTACAATGCTGAAATATATGAAACTGAATATAGCGTCTCTTATGATGGTGATATATACTTAGGTGATTATGTTGGTGATGATCCTTATCAAGAGTACACAACTTCGTACATTTTTGATTATACCACTGAAGAAATATTTGGCAGTAACTATGAAATTTCTCCACCAATTGTTCAAGTAGAGACTTGGACATTATATGTGAGAATTGCTTAAAATGAGGATTTGTAATGTCGAACTATCGGTTTTTAAAAAATGCATTTTGGGAAAAAGAAGATAGATCTCAATTAAAATGTATTAGGATGACAAAACTTGGGCCAAACCAAGAAAAAAAAGATGAACTCTCTTTAAAAAAATATAATGAAGATGGTTCAGAAAATAAATTATTTCGTGAAGTGGTTGATACGTTGACTATTAAAGGTATTGACAAATCTTCTAATGAACGAAAAGAACAGAAAAAACGAAGCAGTTTAGATAATAAAGTCAAAGAAGATCAAAAAAGAAAAGCCAAAGAACTAGAACGTTTATATGGTTTTAAATTAAGAGCTTTTGAAATAGAAGATGTAAAAAATTGTTCTAATAGATTAATACGATCAAAAATACGAAAAGCTAAAAACGAAATTGAAGTTCAGTCCTTAGTAACAATTGCAATTGCGCATGAAATGGGTTTGCAACTTATTAATCAGGTGGATGACTAATATGACGCGTGGTTATGTAGTGGTTGCTTCGGTGAAAAAATATTTTTATTTGTCTGCAATACATTTGGTAGAGACTATTAAAGCATATGATCCTAATGCTCATGTAACACTTTTTACCGAAGAAAAGTTTTTAGACGGTCAAGAAAGGTTTGCTGACAGGGTTGAATTTGTAAACCCTCACAAAAGGTCTAAACTAGATGGCATGGCTAGATCACCATATGATCAAACTTTTTATATTGATGCAGATTGTCAAGTGGAACACGAAGACATTTCAAAAGTTTTTGATCATTTAGGCGACAATGATTTAGTTTTTACTGGGTTGCCAGAAGAACGACATTACTGTTATGCTGAAGTATATTTTCCTGGCGCAACAAAACCAGATGGTAGTTTAGGTGGGTTTGAACTGTGTGGAGGTGTATGTTTGTATAACATGTCTAGACCACTGGTTCGGGATTTCATGAAAGATTGGCACGATTTAACTATTCGACAATATGATGGTGAGTGGTGGCCTTTAGATGATGAAGGTAATGAGGACTATGTAAATTATCCTAAATCGTTTAAAAGGTGGGACCAGTTTTCTCTCTGGTGGTTATTAAACAAGGAAGAGAAATATACCGATCTTAAAGTCTCTATATTTGAGGATGATGCTAGGTGGAACTTTTTTAACGGATACCGATATCCGCATAATAAAGGACCTGTTGTAATAAGACATTTTTCTAACGGAGCACCAAAAAAACAACATTATGATTAGAATAGGACTAACTGATATACCATTGAATGATTATGCTCTTGAAATATTAGAAGAATCAGAATGGTTTGTTACAGATGAAAATTATAAACGTGTTCAACTTGGATGTCGCAATAAACTGACTAAACAAGATCAGAACTATTACACTAGTGAAGAATATAGAAATCGTATCATGAGTATGGGACAAAATCATGATGGTTTTCCTGAAATTATATGTGCACATTCTTTCGGTTTAACAGGATTAAAGTTTGCAGACAACGAAGATCTAGTTAACATTGCTGAAGAGATTAATGAGAAACTTCAAAACACAATTCAAAATCTTGCGGTAAATCTTTGTATGAAACGAAACGCATTGTTTGCAGTATATCCGCCTGGTGGATACATTTCATGGCACAATAATGCAAACGCTTCTGCATATAACATTATTTTTACATGGTCAGAAACGGGTGATGGGTTTTTCCAATATTGGGATCCAGACCAAAAATCCACTATTATTATCCCAGATGTAAAAGGTTGGCAATGTAAAGCTGGTTATTTTGGAAGTTACGATCAAGACCCTAGAACATGGTGTTATCACTCTGCTAAAACCGAATGCCTCAGAATGACCATTGCTTTCACGTTGAGTAAAGACGAAATTGCGCTCGGATTACAAGATATGATTATTGAGGATATTAGCTCTTAGTTCTTAACCTTAAATGTATAAATAACACCATACATATATGGAATTAAGGGAAAATGGCACATTACGAAGATCTGAAAATAGATCAAGGCACAGATGTTGCAATAGAGATATATCTAGTCAACCCAGACGGATCTGAAAAAAATTTAACAGGGTATACTGCAGCTGCAAGTCTTGCAACCCGATATGATGCGCCAACTCTTGAAAAAATTGCGTTTACCGCGGCAGTACAGTCCCCCGCAACGGCAGGCATTGTTAATTTATCGTTAACTAACGAACAAACGCAAGCTTTAAATCCAAAAAAACGATATGTTTATGATGTAGAAATCTCGGTTGATAACGAAGGAAGTACTGTTGTTGAACGAGTTCTTGAAGGAAAATTAACTATAACCCCTTCAGTAACGGAATAACATGGCTTCCATAGATAAAATCCTTATTGGATCACCAACATATAAAACAGTTGTTGGCAACATAACTCGCGTACATAAAGTTGTTGTTGGTACGCCATTATCAACGGTTGTTATTGGACCTTATGTAGACATTGACAACATTGTCGGTTTGGACACGTCTGGCAAAACTGACGGCGGTATTATATCATATGATTCCGACAGTGGCAACTTTGTTGTTGGTGAAAATCCTCTTATTGAGGTAGATGGTAAAACTTATCCGAGCGACTCAGCCCACACAAACATTCTTATAAGACGATCTGGAACACAAGGTGAACCTGTTAAATTACAACAGGGGGAGATTGCATATTCATTTTTATCTGATCCAGCAACAGATGGTTTTGGTAATGGTGGGGATCGTTTATATATTGCAATCGGTGAAAATAACGATAGTGGTTATTCTACAGAAATAGACGTAATCGGTGGTACTTATTTCACTAATCTTTTGAATCATCAACAGGGGACTTTGACTCCAAACAGTGCTTTGTTGGTTGATAATAACAAAAGAATAAATGAAATTTTAGCTGACAGTGCAACATTTTTAAAATTAACGTCGAATGAAATTTATGCAAACAGTTTTGTTGATACGCCTATTGTTCAAAACGATTCTTTAGTTTTAAAAGGTACCACAGATAATTATGTGGTTGCGACTAACGGTGCCGGCGTAGAAGTTTATTATAACAACAGCGTTACATTTGAAACGACATCGTTGACTGGTAGAACAGGTCCAACTCCCGGCCTTTTATTGGGAGATAACAGAACACTACAAGTCGATGGTTTAACTTTCCTTGATTCAACAACTATAGACGGCGATTTAACCATCACTAAAAATTTAGTTGTTCAAGGTGAAACGACCAGTATTGAAACTACCGAATTGTTGATTGAAGACAAACGGATTGTCATAGCAAACGGTGTTCCAGATCCAGTTTCGGCGGACCAATCGGGAATTGCTGTAGGTGATTCAGCGAGTCCGATTGCTACAATAACATATGTCAATAATGGGGTCGATTCGGATTGTTGGGAGTTTAATCCGGGCATTTGCGCACCAAAATTAACAGTTGATGAACTTAGGTTTCAAGTTGTCGACTGTGGCACATACGCATAAATAGAGATAGACTGCAGAGAATTATCTAATATGGCAACACGGAAAAAAATACTATTACCTAGAAGTGACATACCTAATAGGGCCCCCACAATAAACGAAATTGATTTCGGTGAAATTGCAATCAATACTCATGATGGGCGAGCATTTATTAAACGTGAAGCCAACGGTGAAGTATCAATACAATCTATCGGTTCCGAAGAAGTAGAAAATGTATATTATGTTTCTAAGTCAGGATCATATGGAAACGATGGTCGATCGCTTTTAAATTCTTTTAAAACCCTTGATTCTGCGGTAGCTACAGTTCTTACTAAACAGGGGTTTAAGTTTAATGAAAAGGTTTGTGAGAGAGACCTAAACTTAATCATGGACGCTGTGCGTTATGACATGATTCTATCTACTAATTACAATTCGGTAACTGCTGGTCTTGCATATAAACGTGGTAACGCTATTAAAGTAACCACTGATCAAAAATATCAAACTAGACGTGCAATCAATGAGGAAAGGGTCGGAATGATTTCTGCGCCCGAGGTTGTAAACAGTTCTATTGCAACGGAAAGAATAGTTGCTGGGTTTGATGACATCATAGGTATTTTTTATGATGAAACTCCCGACGATTTATATTTTACAGATCCACCCGTAGAAGTGCAAACAGATGCAAACGCTGCGGCCGCCGCCATACAAGCTAATAGGTCTGCAATTCAGGATGCAGTAATTGATTATATTAATACAGGTATTATTAGTGGTTATGATGAAGCGAAATGTTCACGAGATGTTGGACTCATTCTTGATGCAGTTTCCCGTGATTTGTTATTAGGAACAGAATACAATACTATTACTGCCGGTAACGCTTATCTTCGTGCAAACTCAGCGTATGTTTTAAGCAATCAAAACGAAGCAACCATTGCGGGAATAAACTTCGCGAGAGACTATATCACTGCGTTACCTGATGTCACGTCTGACACAGACATAGACAACTTATTCCTTAACGTAACAAATGTTATCGACGGAACTGTAACAACTTATCCTGCGATTAGTTACCCTACTACTGCTGGATCTACTTATCAAACCAGTGATCGAATTTCTGCAGCTACAGCATTACAAACAAATCGTCAAACCCTTATTGATGAGACAACAGAGTATATTAACGAAAACTACACTGGTATTGGTGCGACCTGTGAACGGGATCTTGGGTTTATTCTTGATGCTGTCCGTAGAGATTTGTTGTTAGGTACAGACTACAATACTATTACTGCCGGTAACGCTTATCTTCGTGCAAACTCAGCATATGTTCTTTCAGATCAAAGCGCGGTTACAGTTGCATTGGTTAACTATGCAAGAGATCTTGTTAAAGCATTACCCGAAATTAACAGTACTGCATTAATAGACACTTTGTTTGCAAGAGTTACTCAAGTTTTAGACGGAACTATTACAACAGTTCAACCAGTAACTACTTATGCTGGTAATGGTACATATGCAACATCAAATTTAAGGTTGGCACAATCACTGGATTTACAAACTAATCGAGCCACTTTAATTTCTAGTGTTACTAGTTTTATTTCTAGCAATTACCCTGCTCTTGTTTATGATACTGTAGCATGTGAAAGAGATACAGGATTTCTTATTGATGCTGTTTCGCACGATCTTTTGTATGATGGGAACACTGCGTCAAGAACGGCTGCGTTGGCATATTTTGTTGGAACCAATTCTCAATTGGGTGTTGGCGAAGAGACGGCTACCGTTGCTGCATATGCGCATCTCACGTCTGAAATTCAAGCTTTAACGAACGTTACGGAAGATGCTAGGGTCGCGACTTTAATCGATATAACAAGGGACGCAATTACCGCAGGAAATGTTTCTAGTGTTCCCGCTGAAATAGAAGTTTCAACTCTAGGTTTATCTACAACAGAATATGATAACATACTAGCTGAATCTAACACCATTATTTCAAACACAATTGAATATGGAAGAGACAACTATTCTTTTTATGATCAGGATACTTGTGAAAGAGATGTCGGTTATATTATAGATGGGTTATCACACGATGTTAAGTATGGTGGTAATACGGCAACAAGAACCAATGCGTTAGCATATTTCGTCGGCGCAACTTCTCAATTGGGCCCTGACGAAGGCGTTGCAACAGTAGCCGCATACAATGATTTAAAAACAAGAATAAATGTTGTGGTTACTACTGTTCCAGAACAGACGGTTATAGGAAGTTTAATTGATGAAATCACCGGAGTTATTACCGCTGGTGATACTGCAGGACTTTCAGCTGAAGTAGAAATAGAAACTGGCGGGTTGACAACAACTGAGTTTGATGCAATACAAGCTGCAGTCTCGGATGCGCAAAGTGCAACTATAACGTACATAAACGAAAATTTCTCATCTGCACTTAGTGGTTATGATGCGGCTAAATGTGCACGAGATGTTGGTCTCATTCTTGATGCTGTAAGAAGAGATCTCATGATTGGATCTGACCACTGGACTGTGACTGCAGGAAACGCTTATCTTAGAACCAACTCTGCATACGTTTTGAGTAACCAAAGTGTTGCAACTATCCAAGCAGTAGAGTTTGCAAGGGATGAAATCAAAGCATTAACTGACGTAACAAATGATGCCACTGTTGATACGTTATTTGAAAAAATAATTGATGTGTTAGACGGAACTTTCACAACACCACAGTCAGTTACGTCTTTACCTGAAAATGGAACATATGCCCAGACTCCGTCACGATCTACGCAAACTTCTGACATAGTTTCAAACAGAGCAACATTAATTAGTGGTGTTACATCGTTTATCAATTTGAACTATGGTAGTTTTAGTTACGATCAAGCTGCATGTGAAAGAGACACAGGTTTTATAATCGACGCCTTAGTTGCAGATTTATATTATGGTGGTAATACTGCCAGTAGACAAGCAGCACTTGCATATTTTGTTGGTACAAATAGTCAATTGGGTTCCGGAGAAGAACTTGTAACAATTGCCGCATACAACGATTTAGCTACAAACATCAAAGCATTAACCAATGTTTTTGAAGATTCAAGAGTTGATGAATTAATAGGTTTAATTACTGAAGTAATATCTTCAGCTTCCGTTGATGGACTTGCGGACGAAGTAGAAGTTAGTACTGTAGGATTATCAACAACAGAGTTTGATGCTATAAAAAACAATACGTTGAGTATTCAAAACGGGGTAATTGATTTTGTCAATGATATGAACCCAGTTAATAATTTCGATGATGAAAAATGTTTTCGTGACACGGGGTTAATTATTGATGCTCTTGCGGTCGACCTACAGAACAATACTAATTACAATAGCACCACTGCTGGACTTGCATACCGTAGAGCTAATGCACAAAAAGTTCAAAGTGACCAGTTGTCATACACAGTTGATTCAATCAATTATTTACGAGATCAAATTAATGCTTCAGGAATAAATGATGAAAGTCAAACATTTATTACTGCTAGGATTAAAGAAATCACAGATCTTCTAACCGAATCTACCGAATATGGTGCGTATGATGGTGATCCTATTTTCTTTACTGGATCTGGTTCTGAAAATGCAGACAAACGAAATGCTGCAAACGCACTGATTGTTAATCGAAGAACTATTCAAAAACAAGTTATTTCTTGGCTTCAGGTTAACTACGATACTTTAGAATACAACCAAGAAAAATGTGAAAGAGACGTTGGTTATATTGTTGATGCGTTAACTCATGATATTTTATTCGATGGCCAGTTTGGTACAGACACTAATGCTCGGTCTTATTGGGTTGGGGTAGATCTTAACATTGAAAACACGACCACCGCAGCTGAAAGTTTAGATGGTATTCCGGACATTTGGACCAATCAGTTGGGTGTTGGTGAGGTCGCAGCATCTTCAGCTGCATATGAACAATTAAAAACGATCATAAATCAATATATTATCACTACTACAGAAGAAACTAGAGTTTCTACTTTAATAGACGTTATTAAATCATCTATAAATGCAGCTGATGGTTCTGGAATCACCACCACTTTGCCAACTATTACAGGTGAGAGTAATCTTTTTTATGTCAACAGAAACACTCTCCAAGAACAAGTGGTCTTTTATGCAAACACCATATTCCCCGTTTTTTCTTACGATCAAACCAAATGTCGAAGAGATGTTGGTTATATTCTAGATGGACTAACATACGATCTTAAATATGGTGGCAACAGTGCAACGTATACAAATCAGAGATCATATTTTTCTGTTTTCTCAAATGGATATGGTGATCTTTTAGGACAAAATGAAATCACCGCAACGATTGCGGCATACGGCGAATTAAAATCTATTATCGGAACATATATTTCAGGTCTAGATGCAGGCAACCTAACTAAAGTTCAAACATTATTAGATATCATTATTAATTCAATTCAACAATCTTCGGTTGGCACTTACCAACTTGGTGATTTTTTTGATGGAGATCAAATATACCAGTATAATATTCCTACGGGTTCTTCTCCTTTGCAGTTTCCGAACTTGATCACCCTTGGTTACAAAGTTTTGTTTAATGAGTTATATTTAGCACATCAAATATTCGATGACTCCAAATCGCAACGATTGACTATCATAAGATCTTCAAACGCTGTAGCAAAAAACCAAGGCACAGATACCACAATATATTTAAAATCCGGTGATTATGTAATTAACAACCCGATTAAATTGCCACCCAAAACTTCAATTATTGGCGATGCTTTGCGTTCGACAACAATTCGTCCAAAAAATGTAGATTCAGATATTTTTTGGGCAGATAATGGTGTATATATTAAAGAGATTACTTTCCGAGATCATCAAAACGGCGCGGCTGTATTATCTTTTGATCCAAGAGTAGACTCGCCGGGTGCTGGACCTTTCATCACACAGTCACCTTATGTACAAAACTGCACATCATTAACATCATCAGGCATTGGTCTTAGAATTGATGGATCCAAAGTATCAGGTCTTAGATCAATGGTACTCGACGCATTCACCCAGTTTAATGCTGGGGGGATCGGTGTTCATCTTTTGAATCGTGGTTATGCTCAGTTGGTATCATTATTTACGGTATCAACGACAACATCTGTTTTAGCTGAAACTGGTGGACAATGTTCTCTTACCAACTCAAACTCTTCGTTTGGTGAAAGAGGTCTTGTTGCAACTGGTGGCAGTCCATCTTTATATAATGGTTCTCTTCATGCAAATTATGTCCAAAACGACAATGTGATTCGCGTCAACAGCATTGTTACTCAAGATGCTGCGGATTATACTCTAAACATTGGTGACTATAAAAAACCAAATTATAATGACGCTATTAAATTTGACTCAGATAACTATTACTACACTATTCTAGATGTCTCCGACGAAATAACCAAAGATTGGACCGCAACAGGAAATTCACAAGAATCTGAAATAGTTGCTCAGGCAAAAAACCTTGATGCAAAATATGGTAATAGTGTTAGTATTAGTTCCGACGATAATTACTTAGTACAATCATCTAGAGACGGTATTATCAATCTAGGTGGTGATGTAGAAATTAAAAAGAGAGACATTGTTGGTGGAGTTCCACAATGGGATTATCAACAAACTCTTGTTCCGGTGCCAACTTTTGGTACTGCGACAGCGGATTTTGATTTTGGTACAAAAGTAATATTAAATGAAAACGGGTCATATCTTGCAGTCAGTGCGCCTGGACAACAGAATGTTGATGGTGCAAGTGGTGCTACGCAAAATAATGGCGCAATATACACTTATCGCAGAACTAATGAAACTTGGACACAGGATGCTGTCATATCATTACCGGAAGTATCAGACCGTTCTAGATTTTTTAGTCGTTCTTTTGATATGTCAGAAAACGGATTGTGGATTGCATCTTCAACGGCAAATGATCTTACAGCTGGTGGCCAAGGCGCATGTTACATTTACAATAGAACGGCTCCAGAATCATCCACATGGACTCAGACACAAAGGATTACTATACCTGATGGTGTTGGTGCTAGTGTACAAGAACCGGAAGTAACAATTAACGAAGATGGTACTGACTTGTTGATAATGTGGAAAGGACAACTCAACAAAGTCTACTACTATCAAAGGAACATTGATAATATATTCATTTTAGCACAGATTGTTGTACCGAGATCTAATTTTAGTGGAACCAGAGATAGTAAAATTAAACTAGCACAAAACACCACTCATTTTGTAATGGGCGACCAAAACTCACCTAGAGGTTATTTCACTAATACTTCAACTGATAGTGACCAAGGTGCATCTTTCCAATATGCGAAAAAACAAAAACTGAATAATGTTGTGATATCCAATTCACCACCTAGAATTACAACCTCGGATACTGATCGGTGGATAAATTTTGAAACAGATTTTCCAATAAACACTACAGTTGAAATTGTTGGCGCTGACACAAATGACGGGACTTATACTATTGCTGGTAGAACGGCCAACACAATAGATTTTGTTGAAGTTTTTCCTACGCCGGGAACATTTACCGATGTACAAATTTATTTGAATGGATCGGGCGTTTCTGAATTCTTTGTATTCGATGAAGGCCAGTGGATAACTGAAGATATCATTGAAGCACCATATAACACTCCTGCATCGTTCGGGTACGGATTTGATGTCGATATTAACACTCGTGGTGATTTATCAACCGTAGGAAATAACCCAAGTAACAGTAATATTTCTAACGAAGTTTCTGTTATTGAACGCGCTCGCAGTGATTGGAGAAGGGTTACTCGGTTAGAACCCCAAACACCCACAGATGCTGCAACTATAGGCAATGATGGATATGGTGGTGCAGGACACTCAACCACAGTCGGAGGTTCTGGAGACTACATCGTAATTGGCGCAAGGGATCGTAGAGAAGACTTGGTTGATGCAAACACAAAATACGGTGCGGTTTTTACATATTATTCTATCCTAGATGAAACTGGATCTTATGAAATTACTGTTGCGCCTGCATTAAATGTCAATATGAAATCATTACAAAACGTAAGTTTTCATCAAAGATCATTAATTACTGCATCGGGTCATACTTTCGAGTATGTGGGATCTGGAACTAATATGTTTACAGCGATTCCACAAAACGGGGGTGTTCCGAAAAAAGAAAACGAAATACAATTTGATTCAGCAGAATCAAGTCAACCCAATTTTGGTCTTGTATATTTCACTGCAACAGATGAAAGGGGAGACTTTAGAATTGGAGAAGATTTAACTATTAACAGAGAAGAAGGTAATATTACTGGTATAACATTCGATAGATCGTTATTTGCAGTATTGACGCCGTTCATATTAGCACTAGAGGGATAACATGGCAACTCCATTAAACGCGTTTAAAACGAAAACTTGGTCGTTAAGAGACTCTGATGCGGCTCAAGGCAAACTAGTCTATAATGCTCCTCCTGGAGTTACTGGTATTATTTTGATGGCACAAATCGCAAACGTCGATTCAGAACAAAGAACGTGTTCTTTTTCTTTCGCACACAAAGATACGGGTACTGGTGTTGAAACCAAATTAGTTGATGCCTTTCCAGTTAGGAAAAACGACGCTGCATCACCATTAACAGGAAAGTTGATTGTTCAAGAAGGAAATCAACTTTACACGTATGTTCACGCTATAAATACTAGAACGGTTGATGGTGGAGCGGGTTTTACAGACTGCGATGATAGTTTGAAACTTACTTTATCCATTCTTGAATCATTAAACGGATAATTAAATGTCTCAGTTGACCACTATATCAGGATACGTTCCAACTCGTTCAGCTGATGAGCTAGAAGACGATAGGTATGAATTTCTGACCTTAGATCAGGCTGAACCAAATCCTGGCAATCCAGAGGAGGATGGTTCGCTTTTCATTTCTGATGCTGACGGCACCAGATCTTTTACAACTAGTCCTACGTTAACTGGATTGAATTTTCAAGCTAACACATTATCAGATTTATCATTTAGACCGTCACAATATTATCTAGTCTTATCTGGTGATCCGACAGACGGGATTGTCGATTCTGTAGGATGGTCTACTTTAGTAGAAGTTGACACATTACAAACTGTTACTGAACGGGGTAATGTTACAGACGAAAATATTACAATAGCTGATCTCGTATCTCAAAAAATAACAGCTGACAGTGCAAACTTTTCAGGCGCTGTCACTATTACTGAGTTTTTGACCGTTGGAAATAATACCGGAGTTGGTGGTAACTTAATTGTTTCGGGTGATACCAACATAACCCTTGATCTCAATGTTACTGGAATAACAACATTATCAGACAGTGCAGTTGTACAAAATAAATTTTTCTTAGAAAATATAGGTGAAAAAACTGACGAAAATAAAATCTTGTATAGAAGACAATCGGATGGTCTTATATTACAGGGTGATCTTGATGCAGAAAATATTGATAAGGTTAACATTGGTGAAACCGATTCTAACGTAACGCATTATCCTCTTTTCAGTTATGCAAACAATGCTACGCCTGGATTTGATAGTGTTTATGCTGACTTTTCTGCGTACACATATCAACCATTTACCAACACTCTTTCTGTTCAAAACTTCGATGTTAACAACATTGTTGCAACGGGCATAACCGATTTAGATTCTACATTTATTGCGGGTGATGTTCGAATACAAACAGCTGCAGGCAGATTATTAGATAGTGCTGGTAGATCATTTGTAGTGTATGACTCTGCAGGCGCTTTACTTTGGGGTAATAATGGTATTCCGGCCGGCGATGCAACCACCGGCGAAATACAACCGATACCTATCAACCTTACGGATTTATTAGATGTTGACGCACCAAATCCCAACGCTAATGATGTTATAGCATACAACGCTATAACTCAAAAATGGGAACCTGTTCCTAACGCTGGGGGTGGTGGTGGAATTTCTTTAACCGATTTAGATGCGTTAACCTTGCCTCCAGCTGGTACGGGCGATTTGTCATACGACAACACTACTGGTATTTTTAGTTACACCCCACCAGTACTTCCATCATCTTTATTAGATTTGGGCATCCTTGATGGATTAAATCAACAGATATTGTCTACAGATGGTAATGGAAATTTCACTTTTATAGATAATGTAGGTGATAGTGCCACAGGCAATGTGAGGGTATCGCAAACTGTACCTACGGCACCTTTAGGTGTTAACAGCACTACTAATATTGAATTTAATCAGATAGGCAAGTCATTTATTTTGTATAATATTACTGTAGATAGTGCATGTTGGATAAGAATATATTCAGATACTTCCAGCAGAACTGCTGATGCGGGAAGATCTCAGGGACAAGAGCCTATAGAAGGTTCTGGTGTCATTGCGGAGTTTATAGCATCATCCCCAACAACATTTAAAGTAACGCCTGGTGTCAACGGTTATGCCGACACCGAAAACGAAATTCCAGTCGCAATTACTAATTTGGCGGCATATGAAACAGCATTTAATGTATCCATGGATGTATTAAAATTAGAAAATAACAATCCATTGATACCAACTTATACAATAAGTGGTCCAGCAACGATCGACGAGGACGGATAACGCATGGCAAATGTTTATACAGTTACCACTACAAATTTAGTTTCTGGAACAGGAACTTTATATTGGACAATTGATGGTAATACATCCGATTTTGTGGAGGTTAGTGGCACCATAGAAATTGTTCAGAATACGGGAACGTTTGAAATCACAGCATTGGCTGACAATGCCGCCGAAGGTCCCGAAGCTTATACGATTAGTCTTAGAACAGGTTCTATAACTGGACCTGTTGTAGAAACTTACTCATTAACGGTTCTTGACACTTCTGCGCCTGAACCTACATATGATTTAACCGGACCTGCCACCATTGACGAAGATGGTCTTAATAATACTTACACCGTTACTACTACTAATTTTCCAGACAATAATTTATACTGGACTATTAACGGTACGGTTGCTGATTTTGCCGTTATTAGTGGTACGGTCCCAATTGTTTCCGGTTCAGGAACTTTTGATATTTCTGCTTTGGAAGACAGTATTACTGAAGGTGATGAAAACTTTACAATCAGTTTAAGAGAAGGTTCCATTAATGGGGCTGTTGTTGATACATTAGGCATCACGGTTATTGATACTTCTCTCAACGCTCCTACGTACAATTTAACCGGACCAATTACAATTAACGAAGATGGTCTTAACAACACTTATACAATTACCACAACTTTTGTTCCAGATACAACTGTACTTTACTGGACTATTAATGGTACTACTGCTGACTTTACTGCCATCAATGGATCATCAGTAATTACATCTAACTCAGGCACATTCGATATTTCCGCCATTGTTGATGCGTTAACAGAAGGCGATGAAATCTATACGATCAGTTTAAGAACCGATTCAATTTCTGGTACAGTAGTAGACACCCTAGAAATTACTGTTATCGACACTTCGTTAGATGTGGCATATGATTTGACTGGTCCTACTACTATAGAAGAAACTGGTTTACCGAATACTTATACAATCACAACAACTTCTGTTCCTGACGCTACAACGCTTTACTGGACCATTAATGGTACTACTGCTGACTTTACGGCTATTAATGGATCATCAGTAATTACATCTAGTTCCGGAACCTTTGATCTTACTGCTATAGCTGACAATTTGACAGAAGGCGATGAAATCTATACGATCAGTTTAAGAACCGATTCAATTTCTGGTACAGTGGTAGACACTCTAGAAATTACTGTCACCGATACTTCGTTAAGCCCACCAACCTATGATTTAACTGGGCCTATTAGTATCAACGAAACTGATTTACCAAATACTTATACAATCACAACAACTTCTGTTCCTGACGCTACAACGCTTTATTGGACTATTAATGGTACTACTGCTGACTTTACTGCCATCAATGGATCATCAGTAATTACATCTAACTCAGGCACATTCGATATTACCGCCATTGCAGATGAATTGCTTGAAGGTAGTGAAAACTACACGATTAGTTTGAGAACAGATTCCATCTCGGGAACCGTAGTTGATACTTTAGATATTACAGTCAACGACACGTCGATTCCGTCGATCTTCTACCCATTGACTGGTGAAGCAGAATCTATCTTGAACGCTACGTGGATTTCCAATTACGCTCCAGCGAGTTATCGATTTGATACAACGCCTGGAGCTGAAGGTATTAGGGTTGATATAGGAGACCCTATTACTAATATGAATCAGATGTTCAAAGATAAAAATACATTCAACAATGCGGATATTGGTTCTTGGGATGTAAGTACTGTTACTAATATGCTTAATATGTTTGATGGGGCAGAAGCGTTCAATCAAGACATCGGTTCTTGGGATGTAAGTAATGTCACACGTATGGATTTTATGTTCAACATATTTAGTGGTACATCTACTTTCAATCAAGACATTAGTGGTTGGAATACAAGCAGTGTCACACGCATGGATGCTATGTTCAAAAATGCAACAGTATTCAATCAAGACATTAGTTCTTGGGATACATCTAGTGTTACTAATATGAATTTTATGTTCGATAATGCTGCAGCATTTGATCAAAACCTGAATGCTTGGGATGTATCATTAATACCGTCACTACCCGAAGGCTTCGATACTAACACGCCATTATTCACGGTTGACGAACATCCTTTTTGGGGTACTGATGGTACAGGCATCTTGTATCCATTAACCAACACTGCAACAGATCCTACCAGCACAACATGGCGTACCAATTATGGTACTGCAGCAGGATACCAGTTCATTCCTAATGTTGGTATCTTAATGCCAGCAGGAACACCTATTACTGATATGCTAGAGATGTTCTATGGAAATGCTACGTTTAATGATCCCGATATATCTGTTTGGGACACGTCTAGTGTTACTACTATGCAAAGTATGTTCACCAATGCCTCATCATTCAATCAAGATATTAGTTCTTGGGATGTGAGTAGTGTTACCAATATGAGTAGTATGTTCTTTCAAGCTTATGCATTCAATAATGGAGGTGTAGCATTAAACGGCACCTTTGCTAGTACTATGACTAGTGTTCTTAATATGAATAATATGTTTAGAAATGTTGACGCATTCAATGCAGACATTAGTTCTTGGGATGTGAGTAGTGTTACCAATATGAGTAATATGTTACAGGACGCCAATGTATTCAATCAAAATATTGGTTCTTGGGATGTGAGTTCTGTTACCAATATGGCTTATATGTTTGAAGGTGCTGATCTATTCAATCAAGATATTGGTTCTTGGGATGTGAGTTCTGTTACCAGTATGAATTATATGTTCCAAAATGCCTTTGTGTTTGATCAAGACATTAGTGGATGGAATGTGTTGAATGCTAGTGTTGCACCAGGCAATCCAACTCCACCAACAAACTTTGATCTCAATACACCCGTCACTTGGATAACAGCAGAGAAACCACAATGGGGTACAGACGGTTCCATCTTCTATCCATTAACGGGTGAAGTAGAAACAGTTCTTAGTTCAACTTGGAGAACGGCTAACTCTGGTAATTACACTTGGGATGCAACTCCTGGCGCAGAAGGCATTCGAACTCCTACTACGCAACCCATTACTGATATGACTTCTATGTTTGAAGGTTCCAGCACGTTTAGCAACTCTGATGTTGCTGCTTGGGATGTAAGCACTGTTACCAATATGAGCAGTATGTTCAAAGATGCATCTAGATTTGGTAGTGAACCTGGACTACTTTACACGTTAAATAATCCTAATGCTTATGGTACAAGTCAAGATGATTTTTTTGGAAACTCAGTAGCAACGTCAGGTACATATTCTATCGTAGGTGCTTATGCTGAAGATGATGCTGGTGGTAATACTTCAGGTAAAGCTTATATCTACAACAATGTCACTGGTGCTTTGTTACACACATTAGATAATCCTACTGCTTATGGTACTAGTGCAGGTGATTATTTTGGTTGGTCAGTAGCAATATCAGACACCTATGCTATTGTAGGTGCTTATGCTGAAGATGATGCTGGTGGTGATGGTTCAGGTAAAGCTTATATTTACAACAATGCCACTGGTGCTTTGTTACACACCTTAAATAATCCTACTGCTTATGGTACAAGTGTAGGTGATTTCTTTGGACACTCAGTAGCAATATCTGACACATATGCTATTGTAAGCGCTCGTAATGAAGGTGATGCTGGTGGTACTCAATCAGGTAAAGCTTATATCTTTGATAACGCCACTGGTGCTTTGTTACACACATTAAATAATCCTAATCCTTATGGTACAAGTGTTTTTGATCAGTTTGGAGAGTCAGTAGGAATAACTGATACCTATGCTATTGTAGGTGCTGTTTATGAAGATGATGCTGGTGGTACTGAATCAGGTAAAGCTTATATTTACAACACAGTCACTGGTGCATTACTTCACACTTTAAATAATCCTAATGCTTATGGTACAAGTCAAGATGATCTTTTTGGAAACTCAGTAGCAATATCTGATACATATGCTATTGTAGGTGCTAAGACTGAAGATGATGCTGGTGGTACTAATTCAGGTAAAGCTTATATCTTTAACACAGCCACTGGTGCTTTACTACACACATTAGATAATCCTAATGCTTATGATACAAGTCTGAATGATAATTTTGGAACCTCAGTAGCAATAACTGATACCTATGCTATCGTAGGTGCTCGTCAAGAAGATGAAGCTGGTGGTAATACTGGTTCAGGTAAAGCTTATATCTTCAACACAGCCACTGGTGCTTTACTGCACACCTTAGACAATCCTAATGCTTATGATACAAGTCTGAGTGATCTTTTTGGAACCTCAGTAGCAATATCTGATACCTATGCTATCGTAGGTGCTAATAGAGAAGATGATGCTGGTGGTACTGATTCAGGTAAAGCTTATATCTTCGATTTAACTGCACCCTCTTCTTCGTGGAGTATATCTAATTGGGACACTAGTTCTGTCACCAATATGTCTTCTATGTTCCAAAACGCCTCCGTGTTTGATCAAGATCTTAACACATGGGTGACAACTTCTGTCACCAACATGCAAAGTATGTTTGATGGTGCAACAGCATACAACAATAGCATAGGCCAACTAGCTCATACCTTAGACAATCCTAATGCTTATGATACAAGTGCAGGTGATCTTTTTGGAGTATCAGTAGCAACATCAGGCACTTATGCTATCGTAGGTGCTTATGATGAAGATGATGCTGGTGGTGTTAGTGCAGGTAAAGCTTATATCTTTAACACAGTCACTGGTGCTTTGTTACATACATTAGACAATCCTACTGCTTATTTTACAAGTGGGGCTGATACTTTTGGATCGTCAGTAGCAATATCTGACACTTATGCTATCGTAGGTGCTCAGCAAGAAGATGATGCTGGTGGTGGTAATTCAGGTAAAGCTTATATCTTTGATAACGCCACTGGTGCTTTACTACACACCTTAGATAATCCTAATGCTTATGGTACAAGTGCAGGTGATAACTTTGGAGCGGCAGTAGCAATATCTGACACTTATGCTATCGTAGGTGCCCGTGGTGAAGGTGATGCTGGTGGTACTGATTCAGGTAAAGCTTATATCTTCAATACAGTCACTGGTGCTTTGTTACACACATTAGATAATCCTAATGCTTATGGTACAAGTGCCGATGATTTTTTTGGAGTCAAAGTAGCAATATCAGATACCTATTCTATTGTAGGTGCTCAGAATGAAGATGATGCTGGTGGTACTGATTCAGGTAAAGCTTATATCTACAACAATGCTACTGGTGCTTTAGTACATACTTTAAATAATCCTAATGCTTATGATACAAGTGCGAGTGATTATTTTGGAAACTCAGTAGCAATAACTGATACTTATGCTATCGTAGGTGCTCGTTTAGAAGATGATGCTGGTGGTACTGGTTCAGGTAAAGCTTATATCTTCAATACAGCCACTGGTGCTTTGTTACATACTTTAGATAATCCTAATGCTTATGATACAAGTGTTGATGATAGGTTTGGAGACTCAGTAGCAATAACTGATAACTATGCTATTGTGGGTGTTCGTTTAGAAGATGATGCTGGTGGTGATAGTTCAGGTAAAGCTTATATCTTTGATAACGCCACAGGTGCTTTACTTTATACTTTAGACAATCCTAATGCCTATGGTACAAGCTTTACTGATAACTTTGGATACTCAGTAGCAATATCTGACACCTATGCTATCGTAGGTGCTTATATTGAAGATGATGCTGGTGGTGATAGTTCAGGTAAAGCTTATATCTACAATTTAAATGGTATATCCGGTTGGGACACTGGTGCTGTTACTAACATGAATTCTATGTTCAAGGATGCCTCAGCATTTGATCAAAACCTAAATGTTTGGGATGTATCATTAATACCGTCATACCCAACAGACTTTGATACTAACACGCCATTATTCACGGTTGACGAACATCCTGTCTGGGGCACTGACGGTACATACACACTATATCCATTGAGCAATACAACTAACGACCCCACCAGTGCTACATGGCGAACTAATTACGCTCCTAATTATGTGTGGGTAGATAATGTGGGTCTTTATACTGATGGTCCTATAACAAATGCGGCCAATATGTTTCAAAACAATGCAACGTTCAATGATCCAGACATATCCACGTGGGATGTGAGTGCCGTGGATGGAGGCTCACCATTTGGATTTACCAACATGTTCGCAGATTGTACTTCTTTTAATCAAGACTTATCTGCTTGGGATACAAGTAACGCTGGATCAATGGCGGGTATGTTCTCCGGCAGCGCCTTTAACCAAGACATTAGTTCTTGGAATGTAAGTAATGTTAGAAGTTTCTTAGCAATGTTCCAAAACGCAACCGCATTCAATAACGGTGGAGTTGCACTCACTTGGTCTACCTTCGCTAGTAGTAATATAACCATGATTAGTATGTTTAGAAATTGTCCTTTCAATCAGGATATTTCAACATTTGACATGAGTGGTGTTACTGATATGCAATATATGTTCTTTGATAATTCCGCGTTCAATCAGGACATTAGTGGTTGGGATGTAAGTGGAGTAACTAATCCTAATAATATGAGGTATGTTTTCAAAAACGCTACAGCATTTGATCAAAATTTGAATGCTTGGGATGTTTCGACCATACCTTCATTACCACTAGATTTTGAAACTAACACGCCATTATTTGACGTTGCTGAACATCCTATCTGGGGTACTGATGGTACTATCTTGTATCCATTAACGGGCGAAGCAGAATCTATTTTGGATCCCACATGGATTTCTACTTACGCTCCAACCAGTTATGTTTGGGATGCAACACCAGGCGCTGAAGGTATTCGTGTAAAAGCGAATGATCCTATTACAAACATGGAAAGAATGTTCCTTAATGGTGGTTCGCCTGGCGATGGTGGAGTTAGTAGTACATTTAATAATTCTGATGTTTCATCTTGGGATGTCAGCACTGTTACTAATATGAAAAATATGTTTCGTTATTGCCCATCTTTTAACCAACCATTGGATTCGTGGGATGTGAGTAATGTTACTAATATGGAGGCTATGTTCCAGATTCAACTGACGGTCGGATCGTTCAACCAACCATTGAATTCATGGAATGTAAGTAATGTTACTGTTATGAATGGTATGTTTTACAATCAGTCTGCATTCAATGGAAACATTAGTTCTTGGAATGTGGGTAATGTTACTGATATGAATAATATGTTCAATGGCACCGCATTCAATCAAGATATTGGTTCTTGGAATGTCTCTAATGTTACAACCATGAGCAATATGTTTAATAATGCTTCAACATTCAATCAAGATATCGGTTCTTGGGATGTGAGTAGTGTTACTAATATGGTAGCTATGTTCGCCAATGCTTCATCATTCGATCAAGACATTAGTTCTTGGAACGTGTTGGCGGCTAGTGTTGCTCCAGGCGATCCAACTCCACCAACAAACTTTGATCTCAACACTAATGCCAGTTGGACAGCAGCAGAGAAACCTCTTTGGGGTACTGATGGTACAGGCATCTTGTATCCATTAACCAATACAGCTACAGATCCTACCAACACAACATGGCGCACCAATTATGGCACTGCAGCTGGATACTCGTTTATTCCAAACGTTGGTATTCTAATGCCAGCAGGAACTCCACTAACAAGCATGTACTGGATGTTCAAATCAAATACTACGTTTAATGATCCTGATATTTCAACGTGGGATGTGAGTACTGTTACAAACATGGTGGAAACGTTCAGCGGCGCGACATCCTTTAATCAACCTTTAAGTTCTTGGAACGTAAGCAATGTCACCGACATGACAGCATTGTTCCAAAATGCAGATGTATTTAACCAAGACATTAGTTCTTGGAATGTGTCTAATGTCACCAGTATGGATAGTATTTTTAATTTTGCTATTGCTTATAATAATGGTGGTGCAACATTTTTAGGTAGTACTTTTTCTAGTACAATAAGCAATGTTACAAATATGTTCAAATTTTTTAGGTATGCTGGTGTTTTCAATCAAGACATATCTGACTGGAACACTAGTTCTGTTACAAACATGAATCAGATGTTTGATAATGCTACAGCGTTTGATCAAAACTTGAATGCTTGGAACGTTACTAACATACCGTCACTACCATCAGGCTTCGATACTAACACGCCATTATTCACTACTGACGAACATCCTTTTTGGGGTACGTCAGGTGGTATCTTATATCCGTTAAGCAACACGGCTACAGATCCTACCAGCACACTTTGGCGTACCAACTATGGTACTGCAGCTGGATATTCGTTTTCTGCAAACGTTGGTATCTTAATGCCAGCAGGATCACCTATTACTAATATGCAACAGATGTTCGCTGGAAATGCATCCTTTAATGATCCTGATATTGCAACATGGGACGTTAGTACTGTTACGAGCATGGGGAGTACGTTTAGTGGTGCAACCTCATTCAATCAAGACATTAGTTCTTGGGATATGACTAACGTCACTTTTGCAACAAATATGTTTTATAACGCCACAAATTTCAACCAAGATATTAGTGGTTGGAATGTAAGCAATGTTAATAGTTTCAGTAATATGTTTTATGGTGCTTCATCATTCAACCAACCAATTGGTATTTGGAACATAACTGGCGCTAACAGTTTGGCAAGTATGTTCTTCGGCGCTACCGCATTCAATCACGATATTAGTTCTTGGAATACATCTAGTATTACTAATATGTACGAAGTTTTCAGAAACGCAACCTCATTCAACAATGGCATAGGTCAAGTAGCTCGTACTTTAGATAATCCTAATCCTTATGGTACAAGTCAAAATGATAATTTTGGATACTCAGTAGCAACATCAGGTACATATTCTATTGTAGGTGCTTATCAAGAAGATGATGTTGGTGTTACTAATTCAGGTAAAGCTTATATTTACAACAATGCCACTGGTGCTTTAGTACATACTTTAGATAATCCTAATGCTTATGATACGAGTCAAGGTGATTCTTTTGGAACCGCAGTAGCAATATCAAATACCTATGCTATCGTAGGTGCTTATCAAGAAGATGATGCTGGTGGTGTTAGTTCAGGTAAAGTTTATATCTTCAACAATGCCACTGGTGCTTTAGTACATACTTTAGATAATCCTAATGCTTATGATACAAGTCAAAGTGATCTTTTTGGATACTCAGTAGCAATATCTGACACCTATGCTATCGTAAGTGCCGTTGGTGAAGATGATGCTGGTGGTACTGCTTCAGGTAAAGCTTATATTTACAACACTGTCACTGGTGCTTTACTCCACACATTAGATAATCCTAATGCTTATGATACAAGTTTGAATGATAACTTTGGAAACGCAGTAGCAATATCAGGTACTTATGCTATCGTAGGTGCTTATCAAGAAGATGAACCTAGTGGTCCACTAGGTAGTGGTACTAATTCAGGTAAAGCTTATATTTACAACAATGCTACTGGTGCTTTGGTACACACCTTAGACAATCCTAACGATTATGGTCCAGCTGGAGGTGATAATTTTGGAATATCAGTAGCAATATCAGATAACTATGCTATTGTAGGTGCTTATTGGGAAACTTATTCTGGTGGTACTACTTCAGGTAAAGCTTATATCTTCAACACAGTCAGTGGTGCTTTACTCCATACCTTAGATAATCCTAATGCTTATGGTACTAGTGCGGGTGATTATTTTGGAATATCAGTAGCAATATCTGATACATATGTTATTGTAGGTGCTAATCGAGAAGATGATGCTGGTGGTACTGAAGCAGGTAAAGCATACATCTACAACAATGCCACTGGTGCTTTAGTACATACTTTAGATAATCCTAATGCTTATGATGCAAGCAATGGTGATTATTTTGGACAATCAGTAGCAATAACTGATACTTATGCTATTGTAGGTGCTCCTTATGAAGATGATGCTAGTGGTGGTGGTTCAGGTAAAGCTTATATTTACAGTCTAAATGACATATCCGGTTGGGATACTGGTGCTGTTACTAATATGCAAAGTATGTTCAATGGTGCTTCATCATTTGATCAAAACCTAAATGCTTGGGATGTATCATTAATACCGTCATACCCAACAGACTTTGATACTAACACGCCATTATTCACGGTTGACGAACATCCTGTCTGGGGCACTGCTGGCGGTATCTTGTACCCGTTAAGCAATACCGCAACAGATCCTACCAGTAGTGATTGGCGTACCAACTATGGTACAGCTGCTGGATATCAGTTCAGTGCAAACGTTGGTATTTTAATGCCAGCAGGAACACCATTAGCTGATATGCAAAGCATGTTTTACGGTAACGCCACATTTAATGATCCTGACATCTCATCTTGGGATGTAAGCACTGTTACCAATATGACCCAAGCGTTTCGTGATGCAGTTGCATTTAACCAAGACATTAGTTCTTGGGACACATCTAGTGTTACTGATATGAGTAGTATGTTCAACGGAGCTAGCATATTTAACCAACCGATCGGTTCTTGGGATGTGAGTAATGTTACTAGTTTGAGTAATATGTTCAACACTGCTACTGCATTTGATCAAGATCTTAGTGGTTGGGATGTCAGTCTCAATTCCAATCTAAATTATGTTTTTACACAATCTTCATTTAACAATGGGGGTGTTGCAACACTACCTTGGAATACTTCTAGTGTTATTTCCGCGGCCGGTACTTTTTCAGGCAATTCGTCGTTCACCGCAGACATTAGTTCTTGGGATATGAGCAATGTTACTAATATGAGTGAAATGTTCTACAATGCTAGAATTTTCAATCAAGACATCGGTTCTTGGAATGTAAGTAGTGTTACTGATATGTCTTCTATGTTCCGTGATGCTAGTTTATTTGCCAGTGAGGCTGGACTAGTTCATACATTAGATAATCCTAATCCTTATGGTACAAGTGAAAGTGATCTTTTTGGAACCTCAGTAGCAACATCAGGCACATATTCTATCGTCGGTGCTTATCAAGAAGGTGATGCTGGTGGTACTCAATCAGGTAAAGCTTATATCTACAACAATGCCACTGGTGCTTTAGTACATACATTGAATAATCCTAATGCTTATAGTACAAGTGCAAGTGATCAGTTTGGAGAGTCAGTAGCAATATCTGATACATATGCTATTGTAGGTGCTAAGAGTGAAGGTCAACCTAGTGGTACTCAATCAGGTAAAGCTTATATCTTCAACAATGCCACTGGTGCTTTAGTACATACTTTAGATAATCCTAATGCTTATTCGACACCTACCTTGGATCTATTTGGACAATCAGTAGCAATATCTGATACATATGCTATTGTAGGAGCTCCACGTGAAGATGAACTAGAGTCATCACCAGGAGCGGCTGACGGCACTGAATCAGGTAAAGTTTATATCTTCAACACAGCCACTGGTTCTTTAGTGAGAACATTGAGTAATCCTAACCCTTATGGTACTAAATTAAATGATTATTTTGGACAATCAGTAGCAATATCAGATAACTATGCTATCGTAGGTGTCCGTAATGAAGATGATGCTGGTGGTACTGAATCAGGTAAAGCTTATATCTACAACCCAGCCACTGGTGCTTTACTCCATACCTTAGATAATCCTAATGCTTATGGTACAAGTGCAGGTGATAATTTTGGATACTCAGTAGCAATAACAGATACCTATGCTATCGTAGGTGCTCGTTATGAAGATGATGCTGGTGGTACTGATTCAGGTAAAGCATATATCTACAACACAGTCACTGGTGCTTTACTACACACATTAGGTAATCCTAATGCTTATGATACAAGTGCAAGTGATAATTTTGGACACTCAGTAGCAATATCTGATACCTATGCTATTGTAAGTGCTTTTTTTGAGGATGATGCTGGTGGTAATCAATCAGGTAAAGCTTATATCTTTGATATTGCAACTGGTTCATTACTTTATACTTTAGACAATCCTAATGCTTATGATACAAGTGTTAATGATTATTTTGGTTGG